ACAGAGTTAGAACTTATCAAACAACAGGACAGGGAGAGACATAAACTAGCGTTGTCTCAATATTTTAAACCAAGAGACAAGAAATTTAAAGGATATAAACATGCTTGACCCAATTACCCTATCTGCTGCTGTCAGTGGGGCAACGGCCGCATATAATGGCATAAAGAAAGCTATTATGATGGGTCGTGAAATTGAAGATTTAGGATCACAACTATCTACGTGGATGTCTGCTGTAAGTGATGTAGACAACATTCACAAAAATGCAAATAGTCCTTCAACATTTGATAAGTTATTTAATGGTTCAATAGAACAAGTTGCAATGGAGTCATATGCAAGTAAAAAGAAACTCCAAAAACAAAGAGAAGAACTTAAAAATTTTTTAATAGCTAATTACGGCTTACAAGCGTGGGATGATTTAATAAAAGAAGAAGGTCGTATTAGGCGAAGTAGAAGGGAAGCCGTATATGCTAGAGAGGAAAGAAACAGACAGATACGAGACTATAC